CTATAAACATATACGAACGTTACGTAGAGCAAATGAGAAGAGCTGGGCGATATTACAATGCTCAGCCGCCTCAACTGGGAATTATGATGGATGCGGGAAAGATCAAAATAGATACCATGACGCTGGACAAAAATGATTATCTAATAAATTGTAATCTAAGATTGGACAATAAGAAGAAAATATTCATACATAATTCGAAGCCACAATCAGCAGAATATATGACGGATTCTTCACATAATGCAACACTGGAAGAATACAAGAAAAATATTCTACAGGAAGGAGACAGAGTCCTTCTTATAAAACTTAATAAACATGAAAAATATGTGGTGATAGCAAAGGTGGTGGTGCCAGAATGATGTTTCCGTTCGTGGACAACGAAGAAGATGATGAGAAAGAAGAAAATTTATATATTCCACGGGAATATGGAATCAATTTTGAAACCGGCCAGCTTTCCGGAAAGATAGTGGAAGGATACGATGCACTTCTTGTGTGGGTATGGCTGGCATTAAAAACGCCAAGATATAGATACTATATTTATTCAGAGGACTATGGACAGGAATATGAAGAACTTATCGGAAAAAGCTACTCAAAAGAACTGACAGATTCCGAACTGGAACGGATGACAGAGGAGTGCCTGACAGAAAATCCGTACATAACGGGAATTGAAAATTTTACGTGCACAAAAGACGAAGGAAAAGTAACGGTTTCATTTCGATTGATAACAGAGCTTGGAGACGGGGAGGTGAATGCAGAGGTTTGAAGAAATGACATACGAAGCAATCATGCGATCAATGATGAAGGACATGCCAGACGACATTGATACATCAGAAGGCAGCTTGATATTTAACGCATGCGCAAAACAGGCGGTAAGACTTGAGGAAGCTTATCTGATGCTTGCTGGAATAGAACAGAATATGTATGCAGACACGGCGGACTTGGAACACTTGATCAGGAATGGAAACGACAGAGGATGTTATATTAACCAGGCAACATATGCAGAAATGACTGCTCAATTTAACTGCGAAGTACCACTTGGATCGCGCTGGAATCTCGACGAATACAATTACACAGTATACAACGTGATTGATGAAAAAGAACACACATACCGGCTTGGCTGTGATAGCCCGGGCGCAGAACCGAATCACATAATGGGAGACCTTGACCCGATCGGATACGTAGATAATTTTGAATGGGGAAGAATTATTAAGTGCACGTTAGAAGGAAAAAATCAGGAAGAGACAGAAAGCTATCGCGCGAGATTGCTTGCGACATATAATTACAGAGGGTTTGCAGGAAATCGCGAATATTATAAAAGCCGTATAAAAGAGTTAAGCGGTGTATATGGATGCAAGCTGAAACGTGTAAA